CCCGCCACTGGAAGACATTGCCGAGCTAAACCTCAAGACCTACCAAATCCAGAGCGATCTGGACAACATGCTGCACATCTCGGCAGTGCCGATGCTGGCATTCTTCGGCTTCCCGTCTAGCGCCGAGGAAGTAAGCGCCGGTCCTGGTGAGGCCATCGCCTTCCCGTCTGAAGGCCGTGCCGAATACATCGAACCCAGTGGCAACAGTTTCAAGTCGCAGTTTGATCGTCTTGCCCAACTGGCAGCGCAGATCAACGAACTTGGCCTGTCCGCCATCCTTGGCCAAAAGCTGAGCGCCGAAACTGCCGAGGCAAAGCGCATTGATCGCAGCCAAGGCGATTCCACCATGATGGTGATCGCACAGCAGGTGCAAGATCTGATTGATAACTGCCTGCGTTATCACGCTGACTACCTCGGCCAAGCGCAATCCGGCAGCAGCTACGTCAATCGTGACTTCATCGGTGCACGCCTTGAGCCTGCCGAAATCACTGCGTTGCTGCAGACCTATACCGCTGGCGTGATCAGCCAAAAAACCTTGCTTGATCAGCTCGCTCAAGGTGAAGTGCTGGGCGACGACTTTGATGTTGAGGAAGAGCTGGAAGCCACGCAATCGGGTGGATTGATTGAGCTTGGCGGCCCTGAAAACCTTGGCTCTGAAGACGTGATGGGCGAAGAAACGCCGAGCGGCGAAAGCCTTGACGATGAAATGCAATGACGCAATCGGGCGTTACACCTCGCCTGCTCAACGTTGAGCAATTCAAGCGGAAGATTGACCGCAGCAATCCTGTTGCCAATATCTATCGCAACGCCATTGATCTGAACCGCTTCAGTAATGCTGTCGCCCGTCAGATCGTGCGGGATTACAACGCCATCATCATCAGCGCCGTTGACGATCTGAAGCGCATTGATTTCGGTGAAGCAACAGCAGGCGCAGGCATCGTCAGCCCGTCATCTGTGCAGGCGCAGCGTTTGCGCGTCATTCTTGCTCAGCTCAAGGAATCGCTAGATGGCTGGGCGGATCGCAGCACTGCCTATACCTCACGCGAGCTTCAAGGCTTAGCTGAGCTGCAAACAGAATTTGTCACTGAGCAGCTTCGTCTTGCTGTGGCCGGCGGTGAAGTCGGTGGCCGTGGCATTGAGCCCAGCGTCGTAGCTCAGCAGGCAGTCAACACCGTTGAGGTTGCGCCAAACTTTGCGGCCAGTGTTGCCAGCGTTGACCCGACAGATCTGAACTTCACGTTGCCAGGTACGGGTCAGTTCAACCTGACTGCAGCACAAGGCGCAGCCATCACGCTACCCAACGGCGAGGTGGTTCAAAAGGCGTTTCGCGGATTGGCCGAGTCACAGGCCCAGCGGTTTAACACCATCGTGCGCACCGGCATCTTGTCAGGTGAACCGACACCGCAGATCGCTCGGCGCATGGTCGGCAACCTTGAGTTTGGCCAACTTGCCAAGACCGCACGGCAACAGGCTCAAGCCGGTGGTGAGCTAACCAAAATGGCTGATCATCAGGTATTAACCGTCGTTCGCACGAGCGTGCAGCAGGTGGCCAATGAAGCCAGCCAACAGGTCTACCGCGCCAATCAAGACGTAACCAAGAAATACCGTTACCTCGCCACGCTGGACAGCCGCACCTCAGCCATCTGCCGCAGCCTTGACGGAAAGGAATTCAAGTACGGCGAAGGCCCGATGCCCCCAATTCATTTTAATTGCCGGAGTGTGCCAGTTCCGATTGTGGATTACCGCGCCCTTGGTCTACGTCCGCCGGAGGAAGTGATCGGCCCTGCACGTCGCGCTGCAGAAGGCGGTCAGGTTTCAGCCGACACAAACTACGGGCAATGGCTGCAACGCCAGTCCAAGGAATATCAAGCCGAAGTCCTGGGTAAATCACGCCTCCCGTACTTTGAAAAGCTCAGCAAAGAACTAGGCCCACAGCAGGCACTTGCTCGCTTTGTCCGCGAAGACGGCAGCGAAGTTAGCCTGAAACAGCTACAGCAGAGATATGGAAAACCCGAGTCTTAAGCATTTCCGCGACGGCTACGTTTACAGCGATCCGTTATACGCCTTGGTTGGCGAAACATGGATCAATGCCATCTACACGAACGAAGGATGGTTCACGCCTGATCTCGGCATTAAATTGATGGCAGTTACCGACTGGCGTGATGGCAAAGAAGCCGACCAAAGCCGAGAAGAAAATCAGCAAGGTGATGAGCGAGTACAAGGCCGGAACGCTGAAAAGCGGCAAGCAAGGCCCCGGCAAAGGTCCAACCGTCAAAAGCCGTAAACAGGCCATCGCCATTGCTCTGTCCGAAGCTGGCAAGGCTCGCAAACCCAAAGGTAAAAAATGATGGCTATTGGTATCGGCTCCCGCGTTAGCTGGGTTTATCAGGGCAAAACCACCTACGGCACCGTGACCGGCAAGGCTGGCAATCGTGCCACCATTGAAGGTCCATCCGGCGGCAAGGTCACCCGTGTTGGTACTGACGCCGATCCGGTGTTGCGCATTCAATCTGAATCGACTGGTAACCCAGTTCTGAAAAAACGATCAGAATTGAAGGAAGCCCCGAAGCGCAAATGAAAGGCAAGATCTGGGAAGGGAGCTGTACCTACCTCAAGTGTGCCGATGGCCTGATTGAGGGTCGGTTTCTTTTCCCAGTGCCCAATTCACCTGAGGGCCTTGGCGCATTGATGGGTCGCCTTGCCGAAGGCGTTGAGGTAATTACCTGTACTGATAACGACGACGAAGACGACGACGAAGACGATGATTGAGTATCGCGGCGAAAAATTTGAGGGCTACAACAAGCCCAAGCGCACGCCAAACCATCCGACTAAATCGCACGTCGTCTTGGCTAAGGAAGGCGACAAGGTGAAGCTCATTCGTTTCGGTCAGCAGGGCGTGTCAGGCTCACCGTCACGAAAAGGAGAATCGGCACAAGCGCAAGCAAGAAGATCATCGTTCAAGGCACGCCATGCGGCCAATATCGCCAAGGGCAAAATGTCAGCGGCGTACTGGGCTGACAAGGAAAAATGGTGAGCTACTAACGTTCCGCCGCGTGGATTCGGTCTTTTAGCTCTGCCACGTACTTACGCAGCGCGTTGGCATTCTCCGCGTGCCATCTGTCGCCGGTCTTCAGATAAGCCTGTGTGTGCAGGTCAATCGCCTTCAGCATCTGGTAGATCACGGGGTTCCACGGCTCACGGATCGGTGTATCCCACTCACGCCGGGACATGACGTGCAAAAAGCATCTTTTACTTATACAGTTTGGTGGTAAACCCTACGGGTCACAATGTCTGACGAACAACTGCAGGAAGCTACGCCGACTGCAAGCAATGACGAACTTGAAAAGCTCAAACGAAGCATTGAAGGTTTAGAACGCAAGAACTTTGAGCTGATCGGCAAGCTTAAGGAACAGAAAGAAAAGGCACCGGCACTTCCTGACGGCATTGATGTTCAGGAGCTGTTGGAATTCAAGCGAAAGAAAGAACAGGAAGAGCTTGAGTCAAAGGGCAAGTACGAAGAGGCCCTAAAGCAATACGCTCAGCAATTCCAAGAGCGGGAAGATGGCTACAAAAAGCGCATCGCTGAACTTGAGTCGAAGCTGACCGTTAATCAACTGGACAATCGCGTGGTGGCGATCCTTGCCGAGCAGGGTGCCCACAATCCACACGATGCACTGCGCCTTGTGCGTGATCAACTCAAGCTTGACGAAAACGGCAACCCCGTAGCTGTCGATGGCTACAACGAGGTGCCCATGGATCAGTGGGTAGAACGCCTGAAGGCTGAACGCGGTTACCTGTTCAAGGCACCGACGGTCAAAGGTTCCGGCGCACCTGTCGGCGCTCGTGCAAGCTCTGGCGAAGTGCCGGCCGGCACCAAAAATCCGTTCACCCGTGAATACTTCAACCTCACGGAACAATCCCGGCTGTATCGCACTGACCGTGATTTATACGAACGGTTGAAGGCTGCCGCAAACAATGCTTAATATGTAACCGTTAGACGTGAATGGCTACGCCGTCCGTCATTGGGTTACGCCCGCACCGTAAATCAATTTTGGAGTTTTCACCGTGGCGACTCTTCGCTCCGATGTGATCATTCCCGAAATTTTTACGCCCTACGTCATTGAGCAAAGCACCCAGAAAAACGCCTTTCTGGCGAGTGGTGTTGCTCAGCCCATGGCTGAACTCAATGCAACCGAAGGCGGCGATTTCGTGAATGTTCCTTTCTGGAAAGCCAACCTGTCTGGCGATCTGGAAGTTCTCACTGATTCCACCAGCCTCACCCCTGGCAAGATTACTGCTGATAAGCAAATTGGCGTGATCCTGCACCGTGGCCGTGCCTTTGAGGCCCGCGACCTTGCTGCTCTGGCTGCAGGTTCCGACCCCATGGCTGCCATCGGCGCCAAAGTTGGTGAGTACGTTGCTAACCAGCAGCAGGCTGACCTGTACAAGTGTCTGGAAGGTGTGTTCGGCGCCCTGACCGGTGGCGATTCCCCTGCCTTTGACGCTCTGCGCTTCGATACCAGCACCCAAACCGCTCTGAGCCCCCGCCACGTGGCCAAGGCTCGTGCACTGCTGGGCGATCAAGGCGAGAAACTGGCTGCCGTGGCTCTCCACAGTGCCTGTTACTACGACCTTGTTGAGCGCAAGGCCATTGATTACGTCCTGGCTTCGGATCTGGGTATCACCCCCGATACCTCCATGCCTGACGCTTTCGGTGGTTCTGTGGCTTCTGCCTACAGCGCCGACTATCGCGTTCCTACCTACATGGGTATGCGCGTGATCGTGTCCGACGACATCACCAATTCCGGTGGTGTGTATGCCGCTTATTTCTTCACCAACGGCGCTATTGCCACCGGTGAGCAAGCTGCAATGCGGACTGAAACCGACCGCGACATCCTCGCCAAGTCGGATGCAATGTCTCTGGACATGCACTACATCTACCACCCGGTTGGTGCAAAGTGGGCCGTGACCACCACGAACCCCACCCGCGCCCAACTGGCCACGGTAGGTAACTGGAGCAAGGTGTACGAAACCAAGAACATTGGCATCGTGCGTGCTTCGGTCAGCTCCAATTACGACTGATAGGAGCAACTAACCATGGCTTCCCTTTTTGAAGTAACCGCAGGCAAGTCGATTGGCTATGTCAGCGGCACTGGCGGTGCTGTTACCCAGGCCACCAGTAAGTCCACTGGCGTCACGCTGAACAAGCCCTGTGGCGCCATCACCACCCATAACGCCGCCCTGGCCGACGCCGCCGAAGTCACTTTCACCGTGACCAACAGCGAAGTTGCCGCGACTGACGTTGTGGTGGCCTGCATCAAGTCCGGCGGCACCTCTGGTGCCTATACCCTCACCGTGGGTGCTGTGGCTGCAGGTTCTTTTGACCTGACCCTGAGCAACGTGTCCGGTGGTTCCCTGAGTCAAGCGGTGGTGATCAACTTCGCCATCGTCAAGGCTGCTGCTGCCTGATGGGCCTGTTCGCCTTCCGGCGACTGCGTGAACAGGAGGCTCTGGCTTCGGCTGGGG